CCAGCAGTCGCTCCTGCCGCTCCCTGGTCTCTTCCTCCGGCTCATACCCGAGCCGTTCCGCAAGATTGGTTCTCATGTTGCACGTTTCTGCCTTTCCGGCAGGCGATCCGCCGTTCTGGGCCAGCAGCTGCAACTGCTGTTCCAGTGCGGCGATCGTTTTTTTCTTGAGCTCATCCACCCAGCGCACCCCCTTCCAGATCCAGAATCTTCTCGATCGCAGCCTTGACCTGCTTGCCCTTCCGGGCTCCATTCAGGATCTTGCTGAGATACGTCTTGTCGCAGGGGATCCCCCTCCCCCTGACCTGCGCGGCCAGCCAGTCCTGCGTCTTGTCCAGATCGATCAGCCGCTTGCGCACGGTCTTCCCGAAATTTGTCATGCTGTCTCCTTCTTCGCTTCCTGCATCCGCTTGACGAGCCGCGACAGACGGGCGTTTTGTGTCACGAGCTTCTGCGCGTCCAGGTCCAGTCCCTTGCGCTTGAGTCCGTTAATGATCTGCGCCGCCTGGCACTCACACACCATTGCCGCTTCGATCAGGTCGTGCAGCTCCTGCGCATCCAGCGTCAGGGTGTAGGTCTTGACGTTCGCCATGCGTCAGCCTCCTATCTCTGTACCATCCACCGTGCCAGCTCCGTGAGCGACACCGTGTACTTGTTCCCGATGTGCCGGGCCGGGAACCGCCGGTCGGCCAGCAGCGTCCGCCGGTCGATTCCCAGCGCCGCCTGACATTCCGTGATCCCGATGGCCGCCCGGCCCGGAAACATATCCGTCAGCAGCTCCAGCTGCGGCCGGTATCCTTCCAGCTCTCTCGGCATCCCCTCACGCCTCCTTCTTCTCGCTCATCAGCTTTGCCGCCGTAGCCACGCCCTGCATATAGGCGATCATGACCTCGATCTGCTGCGGGTTCATGTGCTTCATCTCATGCAGCACACCCTCGACCTGCTTCTTCTGTTCCTCTGACATTGTTCTCACCTCGCTCGGTTCATTTCTTGGTTATACGTTAGCATACCTCAGAACCGTTGTCAAGCATAATTTCATTCCTTGGTTATATTTTTTCTTGACATTTCATTTCCGTTGTGTTACCTTGTGGCTAGAAGGTGGTGAAAAGCTTGAATACAATCAACGATCGAATCGCTTATTTAATCAAAGACCTTGGTATCACAAAAACGAAATTTGCCGAAACCATCAACTTGAGCCAGCCGTTCGTGTCCGCCGTTTGTTCCGGTTCAAAAATGCCCAGTGACCGCACAATCTCGGATATCTGCCGGGAGTTCAACGTCTCCCTCGCATGGTTGGAGGACGGCGAAGGGGAAATGTATGTCCAGCGCAGCGAAAATGAACGCATGGCGATGCTCTTTACCGACGTTCTGGCCGAAGCCGACGAATCCACACGCAAACGCGGCATTGCAGCCGCCCTCGAAATGCCCCCGGAGTTCTGGGACAACATCCTCGAATACGCAAAAAAAATCACCGGAAGCAAATAACCTGCTTCCGGTGTTCTTTTTATTCGTCAAAATATACAGAAAATCTCAGGTGCGCTTGACTGCTCCCTGCATTTTCTGTATTCTGGTAGAGGGTGGTATTTATGCGGACGTATGCCGAAACAATGTCTATAATCTGCGTCGTGCTTCTTGTTCTTCTCATCCTTTGCACATCCTGCTCTCCGCGGCAGTACACAAGCGATGACTTGGAAGCAGCACGAACTGAGGCTTACCAAGATGGATATCGTAACGGATACGACGACGCAACGCTCGGACTCAGTTACTAATATCTCGGTTCCCCATTATTCCGGTATCCGCTTTTCCGCTTCAAGCAGTCTCCCACACGCCCCCGTTCTTCCAGACCCTCACATTGACGAAAAGGCATATTGCAAAGAGATTGCAGCCGTTCAAAGCAGCCTTTCTTTCCCTCTTTCCAAAGGCAAATACAACCCATACTCTGGCAAGCCCATTCAGACACTTCAGGACTACGAATTCTACTGTCAGTGTGTTGCGCTTCGCCGTATTTATGACAAGAAGTTAGCTTCTGTATCTGCCGTCGTTCAGTCTACGCAGGACGTTCTTTCTGCCGCAGATGCTGTCGTTATGGATTCCCGCAGGAGCGCAGCAATAGCCCGCCAGGAGTCCGCAATCGCAAAGCGTGAAGCCGCTTTATACAAGCATGACGCAGCAGTAGCTAAATCCGAATACGCTGAGTTGAAGACGCGCTTTGATGCTCGGAAAAAAGCTACCCGTCTGGGGTTCGTTGTACTTGTCGCTTTGTTGGTCGGATTTTTTCTGTTTCACGCTATTTCTCGCCCCGAAAAAAACGCTCCGCATTCCGCTCCTTCTTCTGCATCCGATTCTTCCTCGCGTGAATCTTCTGGTGTTGGCTCTAATCGTCCATCCGGTTATGTATCCAGTGAATATATCGGGAATAAAAAGAGCCATAAATTTCATCGTTCATTGTGCTCCTATCTTCCTGATGATGATAACCGTAGAATTTTCAAATCCAGAGATGCTGCCATTGACGCCGGATATGAGCCATGCGAGCATTGTAACCCATAACGTCCTGCCGGAACGGTTTCCCGTTCCGGCGCTTATTTTATGATGTTCCGCAGGAATCGCAGGATGATTTTCAGCTGATCCAGTGTGGCCCGCTCTAAAATGTTTTCAATCTGTTCCATCGTCTTTTCCATTCCCGTCTCCATTTCTCCACAAAATTCCCGTTCATTTTTTGTTAATCTTTGCCTCTTGTTCGCGCCTCCCGAAAGTTGTAAGATATAGGTAGGCGTCGCCCGCGCCGCTGGCCGAACAACGGCGCGAGCTTTGGTTTCGCGCAAACGACCGGGAGCCGTCTGTATCTGAAGCATGGCATACGCCGGTTGGGTTTGTAAACCTGTCGGTTTGGTTTTCAGCGTAGGTTTTTCTGAAATCTTACTGCCACAGGTGTGGTTTTTATATATGGAGGGATGGTTTTTGTCAGAAAAATTGTGGGAAACATGCCGCGAAGCAAAGGACACCATGCAGCCGCATAAGACGAATCAGGATATCGCTGACGAATCCGGCGTATCCGTCAATGCCGTCAGCCAATTCCTGCGCGGCGAGACTACGAAGCCGTACATTGATACCGTCGGCCCGATTTGCGCATCCCTCGGCGTATCAATGGATGAGCATTTCGGCGTCCCGCCTGCCGAGCCTGCCGAGCCTGCCGAGTCTTCCGATGCTGAAAAACTCCTCGCCGAGAACGCGGCCCTTCGTGCGCAGTTTGCCCAGCAGCAGAAGTCCCTGCGCATGCACCGACTTGTGACGCTCATCCTCTTGGGTATTCTTTTGCTGTGCGCCCTTGCGCTTGTGGCCGACGCGCTCATCCCATCAATCGGCTGGATTCGCACATGAATAAAACCGCCCCGGCTCAGCGCCGGAGCGGTATTCTTGGAGGTTTTACGATGCCAATTCCCAAATACTACGTCAGGCCGGACGGCCTGCATGAATCCATTATCACAGTCAACGGCAAGCGCAAAGCGTTTCGCGGCAAGACAGACCGCGAGGTCTGGAATAAGATCAAGGCTTACCGCGCCGAAGCCGAGAAGCCAAAGACCGTCCCGTTCTCCGACGTCGCCCACGCCTGGTGGAACGAGATCGAGCCAACGCTTGCGCCGAATTCCCTGCGCAATTATTCCCCTGCCTATGAGCGCGCTGTCGCGCAGTTTGGCCCGGAGGATGTCGCCACGATCACAAGCAAAGAGATTGAGACGTACATCAACCAGTTTGCCAAGACCCACGCAAAGAAGACCGTTATCACCCAGCGCCAGATCATCCGACAGATCCTGAATAAAGCCCAGCGCGAAGGTTACGTCTCTTTTAACGCTGCGCAGGCAGTTCTTCTCCCGAAGAACCTTCCGCAGAAGCGCCGCCACGCGCCGCCCGCTGATCAGATCCAGAAGATCAAGGACAACCTAAACGACGACTTCGGCCTGTTTGCCTTCCTGATCTATTATACCGGCTGCCGCCGCGGCGAGGCCGAGGGCTTGCGCTACGAGGACATTGATCGGGAGAAAGGCAGGATCTACATCCGCCGCAGCGTCTACCATACCGGTCCGACGCCCCAGATCAAGGAGCCGAAGACTGCCGCCGGCATCCGCCCCGTCCCGTTGCTCCCAGCGTTAGCCGCTGCGCTTCCGCAAAAGGAGCACGGCTATATCTTTTCCAACGACGGCGGAAAAAGTCCGCTCCCCGGCTGGTTCGTCACCGACCAATTCGACGCCTACCGCAAGCGCACGGGCATCACCGTCTCCCCGCACGAGATCCGCCACGGCTACGCGACCGCGCTCTACGAGGCCGGTGTTGACTTCAAACTCGCTCAAAAATTCCTCGGTCACGCGCAGCTCTCCACCACCATGGATATCTACACCGACATCCTCGATACCCGCATTGATAAAGTCGCCGCCCAGATGGACGCGGCCTTTTAATTGCACTTTTTTACTGTGTCGGTCACTGTGTTCATACCCGTGTATTTTCGTGCTAGGATATGCTACGTCTTGCTACTTTGCAATTCTCGCAAAAAGTTTTGTTCAATCATAAATAATCCGTCTTTTAAATGCTATTCTACCAAAAAAGATAAAAAATAAGACGCAGGAATTTAAATTCCTGCGTCTCTATCTTTGGTGGACCTGAAGAGACTCGAACTCTGAAAAAACACTGTATTTTCAATGTGAATTTGCAAACTGTGTTTATTCTGTGTCCAGTCCCTTTTCTGTGTTCTCAGCTCCTTACGATATGCTCATAATACTCCATCAGCTTGCGCTCCGGCCCCGGGCCGTCCTTGTCGAGCAGGAACGCCTTGGCCAGAGCAGCGTAGAACTCCGGGCGGTTGATGCCGAACTCTACGGCGACGGGGTAGTAGTCCGAGTACATCATGTTCATGGTCACGCCCCACGCCCAGCGCGGGACCACTGGTGCCTGAATGCCCATGCTCTCGGCAACGGCCGTTGTCTGTTCCATCGTCCAGTGCGGGCCGGTCGAGCCGTCGGCGTTCTTCATGCGGGCCGTCCACGCTTTTGCGTCGTCCTCGGTAAATTCCATCATTTTCGTGGACTCACGAAAATGGTCGTCACCTAGCTTATGCAGCGCGCAGATAGTATCCGCATACACCATAACTTCCTCCGCGCTGCCCAGCGTCACGGGTTTCTCCATGGCCTCGTGCAGCTTGTGATAAAGCTTCTCCATATACTCTTTCATGCTCACACCTCCTGAATATATTTGTAAAGCTTGTCTACGTCTGTCACGTCAAACCGCATATCTTTGTCCTTGATTGAAAACAGCTTAATCTTTTTTCCGTCGATCTCATCCCGAGCGTATTTGTGTAAACGATCGATGTCGACATTTCCCTCCTCGTCAAGCGCCCCAGTCAGCTGCACAAAGAAATTGTCTTTCATTGCCAGCAGCCGCTCTTTCCCGCCGTCCTTTGCCATCCGCATAAGTATAGCCGCAGCTACGCCAATACCTTCCGGTAGCCGTGGAATCAGTTCGCTATTCGCGAATCGCTCTAAGCCATTTAATGCCTGATCTATCGTTACTGTCATTATAGATGTCCTCCTTTAAGGATGGGGCGGCTATTGCCGCCCCTTGCGTTTAGCCGTTGCAGCACCCGCACTTCGGGATCGGGTTGTAGAGCGACTGCGCCGTCGTTGCGGTTCCGGTCGTGACGTCGGCGACCTGCTTGGGGTAAAAGGTCGCGTTGACATACGTCACGATGGAATTGTCGCCGCAGCAGCGCCGCTCGGCCTCCATCTTCACGGCGTCAAGCGCCTCCTTGCGGACGCAGTCCACATCCTGCTTGACGAGCGTAAAGCTGTCCTCGGTGCGCTGGTTGTGGACGGCCTGCTTGCACAGTGCCTCACGGACGTCCTTGAGCTGCCCGTCGATATAACCGTACATCTCCAGCATTTTCTGGTCGTTGTACGTGTTGGCCTTGAGCAGCGCGATCTCGCTGTCCTTCGCGGCCAGCTTCTGTTCCCGGTCGAGATCGTAGCGCGTGACCGGCATGTTTTCGCTGCACGCTGCGCCCGCCGCCATTGCAGCTGCAGCCGGGTTTGCTCCCCAGCCGCCAAAGCCGCCGCCCAGCAGATTGCCCAGCAGTCCGAGCCCGACACCTGCCGTGCCAATGATTCCAGTGGTCAGGGCCGCGTTGGCCTTGCCGTTGCTTGCGTATTCCATAAAAAATCCTCCGGTAAAAGTAGTAAGCTGGCCAGCTCCTATCCTCAGTCTATCGGCTCCGCGCTTTTCCTGGGGGACATCTATGGGGCATTTGTGTACCATTTGTGGGACATGCTTTCCTCTTAAAAATTTTCCCAGTACCCCTCTTGACTTCTACACATTTTTGAGTTTATACTAATGGTGCGGAGAGATCCGCGAAAGAATCCTGAAATCTGGCACCGCACGATCCGCGGCACAACCATTTCAGGAATCTACAGAGATTGAACGTCGCCGTTCATCATCTGCCCATGAAAGCGGAGATCCCTTGCCGTTAAATAGGGAGCTAAAAAAGCGGAAATCCCTTGCCGTCAAGTAGGGAGCCAAAAAAGCGGAAATCCCTTGCCGTTAAGTAGGGGCTTAAAAAATCATGGGCAACTAAAAGCGAGACTTCTGCAGTCTCGCTTTTTCTTTCCCGGAAAGGTCGAATCTTGGAGAATCTTTTTATCTGCCACATCAGTGAGCGCTATATTTCCTTCCTCCATTCCCGTGACTTCCGTGTCCCGTTCAACAAGGGCCAGCGTCGCCCCTATGTCGGCGTTGTTCTCACTGTCGGGAGCTTCCGTTATTTCGTCCCCATGGAATCCCCGAAACCGAACCATGCCAATCTAAAGCCCGGCAAGCACATTCTGAAGCTTGACGGTGGCCGCCTCGGTCTTCTCGGCTTCAACAACATGGTTCCTGTCCCTGATTCTGCGATCCTTGAATACGACATTTCCGCAGAGCCGGATGTGAAGTATCGCAACCTGCTCCTGAACCAGATCGAGCATTGCAACCGTCAGAAGCTTGCCATTCTGGATCATGCCAATCGTACATACTACGATGTCGTCAATGGAAAGAGCAGCTTCATCTGTAAGATCTCCTGCGACTTCCGCGCGCTGGAGCGCGCATGCAGATCGTATAACCCGAACTATCGTCCGAAAGCCAATCCCGGAACATAGAAAAAGCGCCATGAGCCGTTGCTCATGGCGCTTTCTCTTTGTCCGTTTTCCCTACCAGACGGCGGGCGGTGTTGTAGATGTGCGGCAGGCGGCGGGAGATGGTTTTGCGGTCGACGCCGATCTCGGCGGCGGCGTCCATCTGCGGGAGTCTGCGCACGATATAAAGCTTCACGATCTGCTGATCGATCTGATCCAGTATGCCCTCGTCAGTGACGCGCTCCCAGTCGCTGCGCGTGAGGTGTTCCAGCTCCTTCGGCAGAGCCAGCCGCGCAGTTATGCTTTCGTCACTCCCTTCGGCCCGCCGCCGGGCAGGGCTTACTTTTCCTTGTGCTTCAGCACAGCGATATTACCCTTGTTGCTCACTTCGAGATCCAGCGCGGCGGCGATATCGCGCACCTTGACGTAGTTCGTGCCGTCTTTCAGGATACGCTCAACGGCGACTTCTTTACCGTCCACGATGATCTTGCTCTTTTCGACCACTTCTTTTTCCCCCTCTCCGTTCTTTCCATCTTCGAGGGCCATCACGGTATGGCCCGAGCTTACCAGCACGTCCCCGCGCAGGAGATTGGCGTCTGTCGTCAGGTACTTGCTGCCGGTCAGCAGATCAAAGTCTCCCGTCGCAGGCCAATCGTGCAGCATGCAGTATGTCGTGCAGCTGTTGCCCTGCCGACGGTAGAGCGCTTCGACCGACGCGCAGCCTGCAGCCACGGCGCAGAGCGTCATGAGACCGGAGCAGTCCGTCTCCACGGGCTTTGTGATCTTGCTCACGTCCCATCCGACGGCTTTGGCGGCCTCATACGCCGTGTTCCGGTCGCTCATGTCGTAACCGATGTTCCGGTTTTTAATGGACGCCTCGCACGTCTGCGCGGCCCGCTCGGCCTTTTTGCGGCTCTTGTAGCGCAGGACGCCGATCCAACGCCCGTTGTACCAGCGCGAGATATTCAGTTCCCTCCCGGTCTGGTTGCCGGGCTGCTGGTTCCAGCCGCCGGTCTCGCCGAGGCTGGCCTGTCCGATCTTGATGCTCATGCCCGCTCACTCCCGTACAGCTCGTGGTGCAGCTGCAGCACGGCGGCCTCGATCAGCTTATCGATCGTTTCCACATCAAATTGAATGCCCTTCTCGGCGAGGAAGTTCACGACATACGCCTTTTTCGCCGCGCCGTCCGTCGCGGTGTACAGCTGCTCCGCCGCCTTTACGCCGATCTCAACGTAAGTGCGGAGCGTTTGCAGCTTATCCGCGTCGATCTTCGTCTTGATCCACGGGATCAGAAATGCCGAAACGAGCGCGCTGATGAGCGCGATCACTGCCGAGATGATTTTCGTGTAGTCCATAAGTAATTACTCCTTTCGCTATTCGACTGTTTCATTTTTCTTTGCAAAAACCCGCTTGAAGGCAAGCAGGCCAAGCTCTGTGATGGTTGCCCAGCCGGTAAAGCCGAGCACGTCGGACAGGTCTACCGACGCGCCGAGCTCCGGGCTGCGGATAACTGCAATTAGGACGGCGACGGTTTTCAGCGCGCAGGCCCAGACAATTACCGTTGTGATGAGCTGGAGCAGATATACAACAATGGTTCGCGCCATTTCGCCCTTGCTCCACTTGCCTTTTACCCGCATATCTGCCTCCCAATTTATTGCGCACTGCTATGTTCACACTGCTTCTCGAGCTGGTGCAGGAACTTTTTCACGTCGCCGTTCCCGCCCATCTTTTTATACTTTTCTCCTGCGATCAGGCGCTCGGCCATTGGCATTTCTTCCGACATGATGGTCAGCCGGAGAATTGCGAGATATTGCTCGTCCTGATGCTCCTGCATTTTCCCGAGCTTTTTGTCGATCTCGGCCAGATGGTCGCCCTGGGAGTCTACCTGTGTTTTCTTCTTCTGCGCTGTGCCGACGATGGCCTGAATGACCGTCGTCAGCGCGGACGAGCCGAGGACGGCGCAGATGATCGTGATGGTTCCAGCATCCATGTTTTTACCTCTTTTCTGTCTTCGCCTGCCACGTGATATCCCTGCCGCAGACGCCGGTCAGGCGGTCGCGGAGGTAGTTCAGCGCCGTCCCGACGCGGTTGAGGTCAACGGCGTTGTATGCGCCCTTCATCCCCGCCAGCCACTCCGCCAGCTCCGCTGCCGTCATGCCCGCGTAGCCCTTCACGGCCAACTCGTGCACGCGTGCGACGTCCGCTGCCGTTCGGTCGGTGATGAGGGTGTCAATAACCGTACTCATAGAAGCTCCTTAACGCCCGTCGGCTTGTTTATCAGAATGACCTTAAAGATCATATCTACATGATTAGAAACACCATGCCGCCGCGATACCGTCCACCTCGGACGCGACGCTCCAGTCCGCCTCACCGTTCCATCCCGTTCTGTCAAAGCAGCTGGTGTTGTTGAGTCTCGGCGAGCGCAAATACCATGCACGGTTTTTCTTCCGGTTGGCCGCCGTCTTGTAATACTCGTACTGCGTGCCCTCGCCCGCATAGGAGTATGTCCGCGTTCCCTGGACCTCGATCTCCGACAGCAGGAACAGCGTGTCCTCCGTCGTGTCGATGGCCGAGCTCGCGCCGCCTGCCGTGGTCTTCTTTGTCACGGCCTTCAGCGCGGCCACGACCTCCGCCGGCATCACCTTCTTCAGCGCCGGGAACGCATTGGACGTCCGCACCAGGCAGTTCTTCCAGCCGCAGCTGTTATCCTCTGCGCCGTTCATCTTATACTGCGTCGCGTAGGTCGTGTGCATCTGGAATGTCAGCGGAGCCTTGCCCGAGCCGTCGGCATAATCGTCGTGGTTCTTGCCGATGATGTCGATCGCGTAGGTCTTGTTGTTGATCGTCATGTTGCAGCTGTCGCCGACGTTCCATGTGTTGGGAACTTGTTTCTCTTGACAGGCCTTAATAATTGTAGCCCAGCTGTTATTTCCGAACACGGGGTCGATCATGACCAAATCGACATTAGCTGTCCCAACCACAACATCTGCCGTCTTTGTTGTGCTTGCTGTCGCTGCTGTTACCGTCCATGTTCCAACCTCATCGACTATCAACGTGCAGTTTCCACTCGCATCTGCCGTCCCGGAAGCCGTCTTGCTCCCCTTCGTGGCCGTGACGGTCGCACCCGCGCTGGTCGTGACGACGATCTGCAAGTCGGGCGCGCCCTTGATGGCCTGCACCGCGCTCACGAACCCATCCGGGAACGCAAGCTGTGCGGACGTGCCGCCCTTCGTGCGGATGGCGTCCGCAACCGCCGTCAGGTCGGCGTTCAGCTGCGCGGAATCTACTGCTTTATCCAATGCCATCAGTAGTTTCCTCCTGTCCATTCTGGCAGCGCGGCAAGCACGTCCTGCACCAGCGCGGCCTTATCCTCCGCCGTAAAGTAATCCGTCCCCTTGACCGGCGTCTTGCCCGCGGGCCCCTGCGGGCCCTGTTGGCCGGTATCGCCGGGTTCGCCCTTCGGCCCCTGCGGACCGGTCTCGCCTGGGTCTCCTGGTTCTCCCTGCGGGCCGGTCTGGCCGGGCGCGCCGTCTGCGCCGGGGTCGCCCTTGTCTCCCTTCGCGCCGCGGGACGGCTTGCCGGTGTCGGTCTCGCCCAGATACCAGTTGCCGTTCGCGCCGATCGCCGGGGTGATGCCGTCGGCGCCGTCCTTGCCCGGAGCTCCGTCCGCACCAGCCGTCCCCTGCGGGCCGGTATCGCCGGTTTCTCCCTTCGGCCCCTGCGGGCCGGTGTCGCCCTTATCGCCTTTCTCACCGCGCGATGGCTTCCCGGTGTCGGTCTCGCCCAGATACCAGTTTCCATTCGTGCCGACCGTCGGCGTCACGCCGTCGGCGCCCGCCGGGCCAGTGCTGCCCGTCTCGCCCTTTGCGCCGGGGTCGCCTTTGTCGCCCTTTTCGCCCTTCGCGCCCTGCAGCGGTCCGTTGTTGATCCACGCGCCTGTCACGCCGTCGTAGATGTAAATGTCATACGGCGCAGTCGCACCCACGCCATAAGCGTCGCCGGCCGCCGGATCCTGCACCGATGTCTGCAGTGCAGAGACCGAGCCATAGTAGCCCTTGACCACAAATCCGGAGCCAGTGTCTCCCTTCGGCCCCTGCGGACCTGCTGGGCCAGTCTGGCCGGTCTCACCCTGCGGGCCGGTCTGGCCCGGGTCTCCCTTCGGGCCGGTCGCGCCGGTCTCGCCTTTGTCGCCCTTTTCGCCGGGGTCACCCTTGGGGCCTGTCTCGCCCTGCGGTCCCCGCTCGCCGGTCTCGCCCTTCGGGCCGGTCGCGCCGGTCTCCCCCTTATCGCCTTTGTCGCCCTTCTCGCCCTTGACGGTCTCGACGTTAAAGTCAAATGTCTTCCCGTCCGAAAGCGCGATCGTGTACGTCGCCGTCGTCCCGCTCTGCGATTTCTTCGTGATCGACGTGATGCTCGCGCCCGCCGCGCCGGTCTCGCCCTGTGCGCCCTGCGGCCCGGTCTGCCCCTGCGGCCCCGCCGGTCCCGTCTCACCCTTCGGTCCCTGCGGGCCGATGACCGAGCCGAGGTCTATCACGCTGCCGTCCGTCAGCGTGAATACAAGCCGCCCCGCGTCCGTGACCTCCACTGCCTTCACCCCGCGTGAGATCAGCCCGCCGATCGTCACCGTGATCTGATTTGGAATCTCTACCCTCATACCTGCTCCTTACTCCACGAACGCCCGATTCCCGCTCGCCAGCGTCGTCTTGTCGCCGTGCGTGTACCGGATATCGTAGGTGTACTTTCCCTTCGTGAATTTTGCCGTGACCGTCGCGTCGAAGTTCAGCGTGACCTGGTCGTTCTCCACCTTCGCAAAGCTGAACGTGTGGACGGTCTGCCGCGTATCGTCCAGAAACACGACCGCCATGCTGTCCGTCGTCCCGATCGTGACCGCCTCGCCGTCCTGGTCCTTCAGGTCGAACCGCAGCACGATCGAGAACGTGTCCCCTTCGTACCACCGCAGCACCCCTTTGTCGATCCTCGGGCTCGGATAAGCCCCCGGAATTGGCGTCGCCATGCCGCATCCCTCCTTTTCATCCAGTGTAGCAGACCCCCGCGCCAGATTCACCCCACGCGCAGCGCAACTTCCGCTTGCCATTCCCTCCCGCCGGTGCTATACTGGTTCCATCAAACACAAGGAGGCTTCCCCATGCTCGACGAAAAAGATATTGAGAAAATCCAATCCATGATCGACCAGGCCAAAGACGACATGCTCAAGCAGTCCGCCGCGAATACCCGCGTCATCATCGAGAGTAGCGTCATGAAAAAGCTCGACCTCCTGATCGAGGGCCAGCAGTCGCTTCTCGAAACGCTCGCGCCGAAGAGCCGCGTCGAAGAGCTTGAAGAAGAGGTTTCCTTCCTGAAATCCGTCGTTCACCTGCACAGCCAGCGCCTCGCGGAGCTGGAAAAAGCGCAGTAACCATACCGATACACCGAAGGCCGGGGCATTCGCCCCGGCCTTCTTGCGTTACTTGCTGTCTTTCAGCCACTTGTCAATATCCTTGGACTTATCCGCCCGGTTGAACCCCAGTGCCACATAGGCCGCCAGCAGCTTCTCCTTGAGCTTCTTCCGCTCCTCTGGCGAGGCCGCAATGTACTGCGGCTTGTACGCCTTCGTGATCTCACTGCCGATATCGCCCTTCTCGGCTCCGTGGTCGAAGTATTCCTTTGCCGCTGCTTTCAGATCCCCGCCATCTTCGATGGTTTGCAGGATCTTGCCGTACTTCGTATAGTCCTTCCCGCCGGCCCACTCTTTATAGAGCCAGTACGCCTTGTTCTCGTCCTCGGCGTAGTCGTTCGCAAGGATCTTCTGGATCGCCTTCTCCTGCGTCACGGTCCCGGCGGCGACGGTGTCCTTGAGATCCTGCTTCTGCTTCGCGTCCTGCGCGTCCTGGATCTTCTCGTTCATGTAGTCGATCCGCTCCTGCGTGCTCTTCGGCTCCATCTCCGCCTTCTGCGTATCCCCGGCAAGGACCTGATAATAATACTCTGCTTTCGCCTCATCGCTGATGTCATAGGCCTTCAGCAGCATCATCTTGTCATAGCTCTTCTCCAGCTTCCGCGCCGCCTGGATGAACGCATAGGTCTCCCGCTGGTCTTCGCCGCCCTCGGTCATGCCCTGATAGGCGGCAGTCTCCTTCGCGGACAGCGACTTGAACCCGCTCTCCACCCAGCTCTGTGCCTCTTCCGTCGCCGTCTTGCCGAACAGCAGCGCCTGTGCCCAGCTCTTCGCCCGGTCGGCTGCGTTGTCGTTGTACACAGGATACTGCAAAATGTCGCGGCCCTCGTTGTCCACTGTGTAGCTGCCGCCGCGAGCCGCCGCCGTCGCGCCCTGATACGCCTTTCGGATCTGCCCGCCGCCGAACGGCGTCGCCAAATACAGGCCCGGCTTCATAAGCTCGTTTCCGATGGTCTGTGCCTTCTTCGCAGGCGCCATGTCCTCGTTCTTTGCCAGCAGCGCCTTCTCGATGTTTCCGAGGTTCGGGATGGCCGACGCCACGGCGATCCTGCCGCTGTCAATGTCCAGCCCAAGCGCTTCATCCACACCGAGGATCGTCAGCGCCTGCGTGCCCGGGAACTCAGAAATGATGTTCCCCTCAAGGTTCTTGATCGCCTGATACGTGCCCGGCTTCTCCTTCGTGAAGTCCCATTTCCCGGATACCGCCGCCTGCACCGTGTTCGGCAGCTGATACCCCGTGAAATCTCCGACCGTATCATTGATGATATCCAGCGGATCCAGCGCCGCGCGCCTGCCCACAATGCTCTCGTAGAACTCATTGTAGATCCACGCGCCGATGAGGAATTTGAACATGGCCTTGGCCAGTGCCGCCACGCCCTTCTTTCGTTCCTCCTGCGCCATGTCCTTGAAGATCCAGCTGAGCTCATTGTTGACCTCCAGCTGAAATTGCGTGAACAGCTTCACCAGCGGGTTCCGCGCAGAGTACAGCGTCGGCGTCGAGCCTTTGCTGCGGTCTGCCATGACGCCGGATGCAAACTGGTCCGCCTCCTGCATCGCGCTCATCTCGCTCATGCCGCGCCGCAGGTTCTGGTAATACCGTGCCCGCACGACGCTCCCCGTCGTAAACGTGTCGATGGATTCCATCATCCAGCCTGCACCGGCGGAGACTTTATCCATCGTGCTCATGGCCAGCCGCCTGTAACCGCTGCGGTTGTTGATGAACGTCGACGCAGCATCCAACCCGTCAGCGGTCTTGTAGTTTTTCAGCGTATCCCACATGCCGCGCAGCACGTCCGCCGTCGACACCTGGCTCCATGCCTGCGTGATCGGAATGAAGTTTGTGAGCGCCGAACCCACGTTGGCCGCAACCATGTTCGCGCCCACGCGGGATTCAAACTTCTTCATGACGTTGTAGAATCTCCGGCCCATGAGCTTTTCCATGCCCCGGTCGAGCCGCGACTTCTTTCCCGCCAGAAGGTTTGTGTATTCGTCCAGCTCATCCACGAAGTTGGAAAGCCCATACCGTCCTTCCTTCGTCAGGTTCGTCACCTGCTCGTTGGCTTCGTCCGGGTTGAGGAATGGGTTCATCATGATCGCGTCGATCCGCTGTTTCAGTCCCTCATCTGACGCCCGATACCGGATCTGCGTCGCCAGCGCCCGCAGCCGCTGAATGTCCGCCGTGTGGAAGATCACGTCTGTCGCGACCTCGATGTACCGGTCAAAGCCCTGCAGCGCGTCATACGCCGTCGCGTAGCCAAGTCGGTTCTGGATGTTCGCCATGTACCGGATACCGGGTTTGAAGTTTGCCGTGAGGCCGTTAATCGTCGCAGGCAGCGGCGACACATCGCCCTCGATCCCGGCCGCCCTTGCGAACTTCTGCAGAATGCTGCCGCCTTCCTCGTTCTCCTGGAAGTGTGGGAAATATCCCTGCAGATAATTGACCGGCTCATATCCATTCTCAATGCGCACCCGATTCATATCCTGGAACAGCTTGTCGTAGACCTCATGGAAAACCTTCACGGCTGCCCGCACCTTGCCGAGATCCAGATTAGGGTTTTGCTTCTCGAATTCCTGAATCGCCGCGTTCCACTCGTCAAACGTCATCCCCCCGCGCCTTTCGACACGCGGATGCTGCTTGAGATAGTCCCGGTTGAATTCCGCCTCGCCCAGCCACTGCACCGCATAGCTCTCGGATACCAGATTCCCCTTCCGTACCTGCCGGTCGAGTCCCAGCGCCCGGATCCGGTTCTGCTGCTGCACGAGGTAATTCTTTCGTTTGCTCTCGTTCCCATGGACGGGCCAGAAATACTTGTTGATGAATTCGTTTGCCTTCTCGTCAGAGACCTTTCCCTTCCGCGCGATATCCCGGATGTTCCGCTCCATCGTCTCGCGCTGGTACCGGATCCCCATGGTCTTGTCGGCCCACTTGACGGCCTCGGCTTCCGTCAGCGCCTGCTCGGCAAAGTCCCGCAGCCCCTGCTTACGCTGCGCGTTCCATGCCTTGAGCTTCAGCGCCAGCATATCATAATCAGCCTTTGCCTCGTAGACCTTCAGGATCTGCTGCCCGTTTTCCAGCCCTGCCACATAATCCGGGCTTGTCTCCCCGCGCAGCAGCCGGTTCACGATCTTCTGGTCGGCTTCCGTCAGCAGCGTCTTGCTCTGCGCTTTCTCGACCACTCGCCTTGCGTCCTTCAGCTGCGCCCACATCTGCTTCGTTTCTTCCGCTGTCTGCGGAATAGCAAGCTTTTCTTTGGCCTTGTTCTGTGCCTCCAGATACCGCTGCGCCGCCCGCAGCCCGCTCGTCAGCCGGTCAATGGATTCCGTGAAATTCGCCTGCTGCCACTTCTTGAAGCTCGCCGCCTGCGGCCCGTAGTATTCATCCAGCGTCTTCTGCACCTTCTGAATGCCGCGCGCCACATCGTAGATCTGCATCAGCTGATCGCTCGGTGCGGTAATGTCCGCCGGAAACAGCTCCGGCGCCATTTCCCGAAGCTGCTGATACGCCACATCCACCGGCAAACCGTCCTTGCTGATCGTCAGCGTCCCCATGGCCGCCTTCCGAAACAGGTTGTAGTCCGCAATATCCTGCCGGTCCTTCTCGGAGATGGAAAGCTTCTGATCCCGGATGAACTTCTTGAGATCTCCGTATTGCTCGATGTACTGCGTATCTTCCTCGATGCCTGCCTGGTAGGCCGTTTCAAAGAGATCATTCAGCTTCGCCCTGTCAAGCTGCCCGTCCGTAAAGAACGACCGCAGTGCCTCCTCGGCCATCGGCCGCAGAACCTCCCGCTTCGCCTGCCCCGGCACGCTCAGATTCTCCGCCAGCTCGTTCACCAGTCCGGACTCCAGCCGCCGCACATACTGCGCCGCCTTCTCCCCCATCAGATCCCGATACCGCCCGTCCTGCGAAGAATACCGGATATCCGGGTTCGTTAGGCTGAAACTTCCGTTGTTTGCAACCGCGGACTTCACCTGCGCAGAATCAAACACAGCCCATGCCTTCACGCCGTTCTCAACCGCCTGAACCCCATCGTATCCATGCCGTTTCAGCATCTCTACCATCCCCGGCGTATTGATCACCTGCCACATGAGCTCCGGCTTCCCCGCCTGTTCCCATACGGCTTGCAGTTCGCTAGGTCTGATCTGTAGCCGCTTCGCAAGATCCACATAATTCCCGCTGTATCCGCCGTCAGTGTTTCCAATATCCGCCGGATTCTCCACGCGAATATATGCCGGGATAATACGATCGACGTTCCCTGCGTAGATCGATGCCTCCGGCAGAATTCGCTCAACGCTGCGCGTCGCAGTGGAGTATTCTTCCGCGTACTTGATGTTTGCAGTCAGCCAGATTGGTTTCCCGCCTACATCAAACTTTGTAAATTTCGCTCCGGCACCGTGGAACACTAGCAGTGGCTCGCCTGTCGTGTTCGTTGCCTTGCTGTCTGCGAACCAATCCCGGAACGCTGCCGTCTGCGTCTTCTCCCGCTCATCAATCAGTTTCTGCATGAGCCTCGGATTCCGCAGGAAAACGGCGTCCTTAAACACACCGCGCCCGCTCCCATCGTCCAGCATCGCAGAAACGGTCTCAAGGTTCTGTTTATCCCGCTCCGACGCTTGCCGCGCGCTGGCAGAGAATTTCCTCTTTGCCATCTCTGCGGTAGTTCCAACACTTACAACATCTGAAAATTTTTCTCCGCGCAGGTTGACACTTTTGCCCTCATAGGATATACTACCTATAGAACCACTCCGCAGAAGGGACATGGGCATTTTGAAGCCCATGCCGCGAAGAAGCGGTATGGTTCTTTTTTCGTCTGCAAACAGAACGAAACTCCGCTTTATGAAGTTTTCCGGTGTCACGTCCTTCGAGTACGCGCTGGATACCTTCTGCATATCGTCAATCAGCAGACCATTTTCTGTTGGCCGCAGATCGAGGACACACATAATGTTCCGTCCGTCCTGCGCCTTTATCGCACCGAACATCACGAGACGGCTGTTTCCGTACTGGCTTCTCGCATTGTTTTTGCTTTTCAGAATCAGAACCGGATCGTCCAGAATCTCCGGGATCCGCTGGATCTCGCGGATCGTCATTTCCGAATGCTCCTTCAGAATGGTGCTGATCTTTTCGCCGTTCATATAAATATCGCTTTCGATTGCCCCCAGCCCTTGCAGCGTCGCGCCGGTCTCACCCAGCACAAAGGACGTGCCCTCCGGCATCCCGGACTTGTACCATGCCGCCACTCTGCTTTTGAAATCCTGTGCAATCGACATCTTCACCGGCGGCGCTCTCGCGCTGCCGGATTTTTTCTGCCACTGGCCGACCTCCATCTTCACGTCCGCGCGCAGCTTGTTCGTGCCGTAGTCCGTGCGGTTCATGCCGGCGTAGGTGTCCGCGACGATCTCCTCGACGTAGGCGTCCGTGTCGTCACCGTAGATCCCGGCGTATGCGTCCACATAGCTCTCGATCATCTCCTTTGTGATCTTGCCCTCGCCCAGCAGCCGCTTCTGGATCTTCGCCGCCATCTCCGGCCAGCGCTTGACAAGCAGATGATACCCCTCGTGCTTTGCCAGCTCGAACGCAGAATACTCCTCGCTGTCCGCCCGGATGAGCACGGAGCCGTCCTCCGTCACGGCGGCATCCGCATAAAACGTCTGCCCATCGATCTCCTGCGTCAGCTGCCCGGTGAAGAACCGCGCGTTCTGCACGCCCATCGACCGGAAGAACTTTTCCGCCGCCTGGATATCCTCGCTTCTGGCCTCCTGTCCCTTCGGCATGACACGCACTTTTTGCGTGTTGTCCTTTCCAAAGCCGAGCTCCGAAAGCGTTACTTCATCCCAAGTCTTTGCGAGATCTCGCGCACCCTGCGCTCTCTTTCTTCCGGTGTCAGCTCTTTGCTGCTGTGCTGTGCTTTGGCGAACGCCTCCAGCCTGTCCTTCGGCACGCTGACCAGCCTGCCCGACTTGTCCTTCATCAGTAACCTCGATACTGCCATTGTTTACCCCTTTCTGCCCTGCGGCAAGGCCCGCTCGATAGGCGGCTGCCGCCACGTCCTGATTCATTCCTTCGGCGTAGCGCATCGCCCGCTGCTCACTCGCGCCGAGTCTGCCCTGCTCATAGACCAGTCCGAAGCTCTGCGCATACTGCTCCGCCGGCATGCCCGTCGTGTTCCCGTTCAGGAAATACGCCGCCGTCTGCTCGTCGTAGCCCGCTCTCTGGGCCTGCGTCTGCAGATACTGTTTCTCCTGCTGCAGCGCGGCTTCATCGAGCGCCTGCTCCGCGTCCGCCGTCTGCCGCTGGGCATACTGTACCGGATCCAGCTCTCCCATGTTCTCTGTCCCCGGAATTGGCGCAAATAAGCTGTCCTGGTCGTACTGCCGCTGCGCCGCCTGCTGGGCCTGCTGCACCGCCTGGACGCTCTGCTGTGCCCGATTCTGCTCCTGCTCCTGCTGGTACTGCTGCGCAAGCCTCTGGTTCTCCTGCGCCGTCTCCGCCGCGCTCTTGTAGATCTGGAACGTCTTCTCGTCCGCCTCGGTCTGCGCCTGCTCCTGCCGGGCCTGTTCCTGCAGCTGCTCGAGTCTGGTCAGCGTCTCCGGCACGCGCGGCTCCTGCCCTTCGTCCACGGCCGCCTGCTGCTCCTTCGCCACCTCACGCAGCGTGTTCTCCACGGCCTTCTGCGTCACCTCGCCGCCATCGTCCACGGTCTGCTGCAGTTCCTCGGCCAGCTGGTGCGCCTTCGTGCCCTCTTCCTGCGCCATTCCATAGTCGATGACGTCTTGCACTTCGCCCGCCTCGATGACCGCTCTGGCCGTCTGCGTGACGTTTGCCTCCAAAATCACGCGGTTCACGCCCGCATACGTCCCGGACATGGCAAGGCCGGACAGGCCGCCTGCGAGGAACGAAAGGCTGTCTTCTTTTGCGAAGTCTCCAACCATCGCCGCCAGCGCCTGCGCCGGCGTCCTGCCCTCTGCGATATAATTTGCGTAGGCCGTCATGACCTCACCCCGGTCATGCTTCGCTACCACATCATACGCACGGTTGAGCCAGTTGGACGCGATCTCTTCCGCGCCTTCCGACGCGAACGACCGCAGTGCCTTCCTCCACACGGCCTTCCCGCTCAACATGTTCTCGATGATATCGCCCACGGAGTATTTTTCCGTGAAGCCCTCGATCGCGCCCTCGACGATACCGTCGACCAGCGCGTCCGCGTTGGACTTGCCGTTCTGGATCCCCTCATACACGGAGTCCGCCGCGACCTGCGAGCCCATCACCCAGTTCATCGTCTCCGCGACCGCGTCCTTCGCCCCCGCACCGGCCACGCCGCCAAAGGTTCCGACGAACCCCGTCGAGACCGCCATGTTGACCGCGCTGTCCAGCGCCGACGTGCCCGCCTGATAGAGGAACTGCCCCGTCGGGTTCATATTCTGCATCACGCTCTGCCGAATGCCGGAGGACAGACGCGACGCGTTGTACGCCGGGCTGTAGATGTTCGTCGGCATATCCTCGTTCTGATAGCCGCCCGCCCACTTCGGCAATACGCCGCGCAGCGACTCCACATTGCCCAGTGCCTTTCCGGGCGCCAGCGCCGCAGAGAACAGCGTTGCCGCAGCTTTCCCCGCGAAGGATCCGCTTCCCATCTCTTGCGCCGCCTGATCGAGTTTCTGTGCGTTGTCGTAATCGTCCAGCACCTTCTGCCATTCCGCCAGCCGCTTGAGCGTGTCGTCGCTGTAGCCTTTTTCGTTGAGCGCCGTCTTCGCGTCGTACTTCGCATACGCCCGCACCTGATATCCGTTCAGTTCCTGCCCGCGGTACTGCCGGAGCAGATTCTGGTCTTCCTTACTCAGGTTCCCGATCGCCTCCTGTGCCCGGGCCAGCACGCTCTGGTTGTCGACCGCCGTCTTCTGCGCCTGCAGGTTCTCAATCTCGTTCTGCAGCTGCGTCACGCTCTTCCCATTTTCCGAAAGCCCGGTCCCGGAGAAATGCGTGTCCGCCTGTTCGATCTCCAGCGCCTCGATCTGCTTGCCCAGCTCCTGCGACGTCCGCCGCATCCCGCGCACCTGATCCCGCTGCGCGGTCTGCGCCGCTTTTGCACGCCGGTTCTGCGCATCCACGTCCTCCCGCACCTGCTGCGTGGCCGGCGCAAACCGGCCGGCCAGCAGTGCACTCTGTCCCTGCAGCGCCAGTGTCCCAAGCTTCAGCCCCTGCGCCGCCTCCACGCCGCGCAGATAATTCTGGTACGTCCCGTACTGCTTCTGCATGCCAGGCGACCGGCTGTATTCCTGCTCCGAAACCTTCCCGGAAACAGCCACGCCATTTCTCGTTTTCTGCGTTGCGTTGACCGCATTTTTATATGCCTCAAACGCCGCGTTCTGCCCCGGCGTCTGATAATTTCTGCTTCTGTAGTTCGGGTCGAACGCCGTATCCTGCACGGCTCCCGGATTCTTGTACTGTTCATATTCGCGCAGCGCGTCAAGCCCGCTCCGTTTGAACGTTGTGGTCTTTCCCTGTGTCTGCGTCTGCCCGTAAGACGTCGCAGAGCTGGCAGCGTATCCGCTGCCAGCTTCGTATTCCTTCAGGGCATCCAGCCCTGTCCGCCTCTTCTTTGCCATGTCCGCCTCCTTATCGTTCCAGCGGGATCCCGAAGCCCGCACGGTTCAGGATCGTCACCAGCTCGTTATACTGTTTCTTGCCTGCCGCGCTGGAAAGACTCAGCTGCCCAGCTACCCCGGCGAACAGCTCATATGCCTTCTGCTTCTGCCCGGCCTGGATCCACTCGGTCATGCCGCGTTTGAGCTGGTTGTAGGTCTGCGCCTGCGCACCGCCCGAGCCGCCTTTGTTGTACGTGTTGTCGATGTACCCCTTTCCGGTTTTGCCGGAACTGCTTCTCCCACCGCCGCCTCCGCCGCCGGATTTCTTCGCCGCAGCCTGCTCCGCCGCCAGCGCCTGCAGGTAGGCGGCGTTCTCGTTGTTTGCCTTCTGCGCCCAGTAGTCGAGCATCGTCGCCCACTGGCTCTGGTCCAGCGACCGTTCCGAGTTGTACGCGCTCCGCGCATCCGATAGATCCGAATAATAATCGCTGACCGTGTCCCGGTACCGGCCGTAGTCCGTATCTTCCCGGCCCTTCACGAGGCTGTACTGGTTATAAAGGTCCGTCCCCTCATCCTGATACCGCTGATATGCCTGCTGCTGCAGCTGCGGCACGATGTCGTTGAGGTTCTGCAGATACGCATTGTACGCCTGCTGGCCCACCTGCTCACCGTAGGTTGAGCCATAGCCGCCCGTGAGTGCCGCCGCCTGCCCCATCGTGTCCTGCATGGCAAGCCGCCCGAGACGCTGATACTGCTCACGGTACTGCTGGTACAGAGGATCCGTCCCCATATCATAGCTGAATTTCTTCCGGTTCCGGATCTGGTCATACAGGCTCGTCAGCTCATCGTCCCAGCGCGATTGATACGCGCCCGGCTTGCTGGCCTTGACCTGCTCCAGATACGCCTGCGCCGCTTGTACGCTGCCCGACGGCGTGTACCCGCTCTCCAGCCCGTTCAGCTTGCTTCTCGTGTAGTCCGACACGCCGGACATGGTGTAAGGGCTGTTCCTGGTCTGATAGCTGCCGCCGTAGTTCCTCGTCGTCTGGTTCTTGTTCACCAGCTGCGACTGGTAGCTGCCGTCTGCGTTCACGCCCGTGATGCGGTACGTGCCGCCGCCGGTCACGACCTCGTCGCCGGTCGAAAGCCCCGCAGGGGCCCTGCCGCCCGACTCTACTCGATATACGCTCATAGTCTCACCGCCTTAAAGCTTGAAATGTGTCGCGTACTGCTTCGGCATGTACGCCTGATTGTAGGCATTGAAGTACCCCTGATAGTAGCTGTTGTACTTCGCCGCCTCGTTCGCATACTTCGTCGTCTCCCCGTTGGCGTCGCAGATCTTCATCCCCAGATACCAGCGGTAGATCTCATCATACGGCCACGGGATCAGAAGCTGTGTCTCTAAGTCCACGTCCTCCCCGTAGCCCGTGAACGGCTCCGGTTCCTTCTCGTGCTCGTGCGTACAGATGATATCCCGATACACGATCCCGTCCAGCTCCGACAGCCACCGGACCTTATCCGGCGTCTCGTACTGGTTCGACAGTAACCGGTCGACCGTCTCGATCGCTTCCCGAATTTTCATTTTTCCTCCTTACCAAAAGAAGGGGCATTTCTGCCCCTTCCTCTGCTTCATGCCGTCATGGGCATTCACTTGTCAGTTGTCCGCCTGCGCGCGGCGGAAGGCTACCTCCTCCGCCATCCGCGCGTTCATCAGGACTTCATACACCGGCAGCGGGACCTGCACGTCCTTGCCCTTCGGCACCTGAAACGTCCGTCCGTTTACCGCCACGAAGCGGCTCTGCTCCTCATTTCCCTGCCCGCGGGGCAGGTAGATCGTCTTCATGACGTTCCACACGTCTTCCGGGTTTGCCTGTACAGCCGCCGTGGCGGTCTCTTTCGTTGTCATGTTATGTGCTCCTTTCTCAGTTTGCCTCGTCCGTGCCGGAGTATGCGCTGCAGCTCTCCACGCGGACCATGCGGTCCTCATACAGCAGCTTTGCCGCCATCTCGGCCTTGTAGCCGACGGTAGAGAACTGATCCAGCGGGCCGCCGATCTGTCCCTTGTTCTTAATGATCATCTCAAGATTGCCGCCCTCCGGGTCGATCATCTTGTATGCGTCCTTGCCGAGGAACAGCGTCGCGTACACGCTGTAGTAGACCGCCGGGTTTCCGTCAGCCGCTGCAGTCTTGACCGGGCAGGTCGAGTTGTTGAAGATCTTCGCTTCCGTCGTCTCGACGAAGCGCACGCCGTGCAACTCGCCGATCTCACCCGAGAACAGCGGCGTGACGTCTGCATACTTGTGCGCCTCGACCCATGCGTTCGAGGACCGCAGGTCGTATGCGACCGACGGATGGATGATCGCGACATACTTGCCGTCGATCTTCGGAGCCTTCATTTTCTTCAGCGTCGTCACGGCCTTGTTGACCTCGTCCGGCGTCAGCTTGGCCGTCAGGTCGAGGCCCGCACGGCTAGTGACTTCCGTATGCGCGCCGCCCGTTGCAACCTTGTCGCAGTACTGCACATTCGAGCCTGCCGCGGCCGCGTCGCGCACGCGCTTATCGATGGACGTGCCGGCGGAAGCGCCGAGCTCTTCGGTCGCGCCGAGGATGACGTTGTCCAGCGCATGCAGCTCGAGCTGATCGGAAACCGTTACATACAGGCCAATCTGCTTGAGTGCGCCGGTCATGCTGGTCTGTCCCATCTTCTGGCCGGTCGGGATGACGCCTTCGGTCAGCTCCTCCGCATCCGGCAGCGTGTTCCACTTGCGCCACTCCACGGTCTTGCCATGGTTGCGCGGCAGCGCCTGACGGCCTGCCAGCTGCGCATGCACGAGGTTCGGCCGTGCGTTCTCGAGCAGCTGCGTGTCGTAGAACGTCTTCATGGTCAGCGCGAGCGTGTCGTTGCCGCTGAATGCGGTCGTCTGACCGGTGCCTGCGTTTACGTAGTTGCCGGTCGCGTTGACGAGCGTACCGGCGTCAGCAAAAAACTGAAATCCGACTTTGGATTTAAACATGATTTCCTATCTCCTTTCTCAGGGGATCACTCGTTCCCCTCTTGCCGCGCGGCGGCGCATGTCCTCCACCTCCGCGCGTGACCAGTGTGTTTTCATCGGGACGTTCTCTCCGCCCGCAGCGCCGGAGCCGATCTCCTGCGGCCTTGCGCCCTGCGCCTGGATGGTCCGCATGACGTTTTCCCGCGCCTGGTTCGCCACCAGCTGCGCCTGTGCCTGTGCGATCTCCTGCTGGTGGATGACCTCATAGGCCGTCTTCGGCGGCACGCCCGCGCCCATGAGCCGCGCAAAATCCGGGTTCTGCATCTCGGTCTCAAAGTCTGCTCCGTACCGCGCCGTCACATCCCGGGCAAAGTCTGCCTGGATCCCGGCGAAGGCTTCTCGCATCTGGTACTCCTGCAGCTGCCGCCGCATGGCCGTATTCTCGGCCCTGCCGGCGTACTCCTTCTTGAGGGCGTCCGCCGACATGCCCTTTTCCATGGCCTCCGCGCTGTAAAGCCGCTCGTCAGCGGAAAAGCGCTGTGCCAGTGCCGCGAAGTCCGTCTTCCGTGGGTCCGACGTGTCGATCCCATAGAGCGCGCCCAGCTGGTCAATGATCGGAGCCATGGCCTCCGCCTGCCCCTTGTACTGGTTCAGCCCGCGCACGCGCTGCTTTACGACCTTCTGCACCGCAGAATCAAAGTCCTGCTTGTACCGGCCCCGGATCAGACTGTCGAACGTTTCTTCCTGTGTACCCTGTCCCTGAGCGTCGGGGACGTTGACCGGCTGCTGCTGCACCTGCGCCTGTGCGGCTGCCTCCTGCCCGCTCTGCTGACCGGCGGCGTCAGCTGCGTTCGTCTGAACGCTTACGCCCGTGAATTCGCCTTCCATGCTATAAATTCCTTTCTGGCGTTTATTCTAAAATCATCGTAGCACAAACTTTTCCCAACTTCACCCCACGCCAGCCAGAAATAATCCCGCCAGAACGGGCCGCCGCAATCGTCGGTTCTTATCCCGGCTGCGTGCTTTCTTCCGCCTTTTTGCGCGCATTCTCCACGATCTTCGGCTCCTGCGTCTCGCCAGTGTTGATCTCCGGCTTTTCCGCTGCCGCGGCGCTCGCCTGCGGGACTGCCTGTCCGCCCTCCTGCAGGATCTGCTGCGCCAGCCCCTCACCCATGACCGGATCGTACCGGTCCGCCAGTGCGAGCGCCAGCTGCTGCCACTCGACCAGCCGCTGCTGCAGGTCCGCGTTCTCCTGGACCTTCTGGATGATTGAGTCCTTCCCGTCAAAGTCCATCATGTCCAGCGTTGCAAGCGTCTGGTCCACCATCTGTGGGTTGAAGAACCCCAGCTGGAAGAACTGCAGCGCCAGCTCGTTCTGCGCCATGGACGTGTACTCGCTCGCCTTCTGCGCCGAGACCTCAATGTCGAAGACCGGCTTCCGCAGCCCGTCCGGCTGTCCGTTCGCGCCGTAGAGCGTCTGTGGCTGCAGCCCCTGATTGCTGTACTGTACGAACTGCTCTGCCCCGCGCTGCCCGATGATCCGGAACTGCCGCGGCAGATCATAGAACTGCCGGATGCGCTCAATGACCATCCGGATCATCCGCGCGTAGGCCCGGTAAGCCGACTTTGTGGAGTCCTTGCTGCTCCGGCCGGACGCCTCCTGCAGCGCTGCAATGGCCGAGGCCGCCGTTACGCCGGAGCTCGCCGCGCCGTTGTTGACGTCCGTGTTTCCCGTTGTCCACTTGAGCTCCTCGATCTTGTTCTGCAGAATGGCGATATAATTGCTGTTGAGCATGTTGACCTGGATCGGCTGTAGACTGTCCTGCCCCAGATTCCCATCCACATGCACGAACGGCTTCGTCCAGTCCGCAAACTCCTGCTCATTGACCGACCCGTCCGACCGCTTGAACCACCGGGGCGTCGTCGTCATGATCGCGTTCTTCACGATCGCCTGGTTCATCCGGTCGATCTGCTCCTGCGTCGACTTGCCGATGTCGATATACCCATACCCGGCAATGCTGCCCTCCACCGGGAACAGCGCGTCGACCACGAACGGGTATTCCCCGTCGTCATACAGGCCCGTCTCCGCCATTGGCTTTCCGACCGGCTGCTGCACGATGCTGCCGTCCGGCATGGTCATCGTGTCATACCGCTGCTCTGTGTCGTTTTCCGTCGCCTGCAGGATGGTGTCGCCCACCAGCTTCGCAAAGTGCAGCACCTGCCGTCCGTTCTGATATTTCTTGTAATACCAGTCCACCACCATCGACTTGTTGTCAAAATTGATGACGTCGTCCGTGTTGTACTTCTGCTGGATTTGCGGATTGGAGTTAAGCTTTCCCCGCAGCTCCGGGTACTTCTCGACCAGCAGATCGTTGTCCACCATCTCCGTCAGGAAGATGTTCTTCGACTTCTGCAGATCCCGCACGCCCGGCTCCCAAAAGAAAGACAGAATATCCACCGGCTGCACCGAGATATCCCCGAGGCCGTTCAGCTTCGAAGAATCCCACTTCACGTGCCAGATGAGCGTGCCCTGCTTGAGTTTCGTCCACTGGCTGTCTGAATAGACCTCTTCGAAGTCGTTCTGTTCCAGAATGACCGGCAGCACCGAGGAAAGCTTCGCTGCCTCCTCCCGGTCGTCCGGTTCCCGCGGGCGGATGGCCGGGGCCGGATAGGCCGCGATCGCGTCTGCGTGCTTGCCCATGATGACGTTGAAGAGCCACGCCGACGTCCACTTGTCATCCTCCGGGTTTCCCTTCTGGATCCGCTGCCAGCTGCGCATGCGCCACCAGTCCTCCGAAGCAATGACCCGCGCCTCCAGCGCGCTCTTGCCCTGCCGGTATTTCTGCAGCGTGTCCATGGCCTTTCTGGCCTGCTCTTCGCCGATGGCCTTTCGCGCCGTCAGCCCGCTCGCCGTGTCATTCTGCATGGTCGTCTGCATCTGCTCTGTCTGCATTGTCCGCTTCCTCCTTCCGCAGGTCTTCCGCCGTGAGTCTCGCCACCTCGTTCTGGATCCCGTCCAGCACAAAGCCCACGATGACCGGCGGCAGCCCCGCCTCATTGATGGCCTCGATCAGCCGCCCCCGCAGCTGCACCACTGCTTTTGTGATATTCATAGCTCCTCCTATCCGTTATAACTGCTGATTGCCCGGTTGAGCGCTTCCTTGAGCGCAGAATAGCTGTTTGCAAAGTACGTCGCTTCCAGCTTCGTCCCTGCCGATACCGTGCTGACGCTTCCTGCGCCTGCCAGATTCCCGATGGCGTTTGCCGCCTCGTTGTAGATGGCCGCCGTGATCGTCTGCCCGGCGTAGGCCGTCGTGAAGGAAATGCTCCCGTAGCCTCTGGCGGCCCGGACCTCGTTGATCTTCGCCGTCAGCCGGTTCCAGCTCGCCGCCGTCAGGTATGTCACGGCCTTCCCCGCCGCGATATACGCCGCATCGTCGCTCGTCCACGCGAAGGCCGCGATCTGTGCCTTCGTCTCGCCGGATACGGTGTTGGACGTCTTCGAGTCCGTCCCGGCCTTGTTGACGATCCAGAAATAATACGTCGTGCCCGGTTCCAGCCCCGAGACCGTCACCGGTGAGCTTCCGATCGACTGCGATCCGATCGCCGTATAGCTCGTCTTTCCCCAGTAGAGCGTCCAGCTTCCGTACCCGCCGCCGTTTTTGTCCCACGTGATCGTCGCCGTGTTCTTCGTCAGCGTGACCCCGCTGATAACCGGCGCGACTGCCGTGATCTTCGTCTTGTAGTACACGCGCACGGCCTGCCCGCTCGTAATGGGGATCGTCTCCGTCGCCGCGTGATTTGTCGCATACCCTTCCGACGCGAGCCTGAAATACTGGAATTCATACTCCTGCGAATACGTCTGGTACTGCGTGCCGGACATGGACAGGAAGAACGAATTGCCGATCGTGCCGGAGACGGACCCGTCTGACAGCGTGTGCTGCCCGTCCAGGTAGTTGTAGATTGGAATCGTCGTGGTCTTGCTCTGGTAGTAGACCTTGACGGTCTGCCCCTCCTGGATGGGGATTGGATAGCTCGCGTCGTGCTCCGTGCTGTAATTCTGCGACGAGAGCCGGAAGTACAGGAAATGATACTGCTGCGAGTACGTCTGATACTGTGTGCCCGCGGCCGAAATGTAAAACGTATCTCCGATATCGCCTTTGAAGGACCCGCTCGCCAGCTGCGTCAGGTTATCCAGGAAGTTTAGAATGCTGACCGTCGCCTGAGAGGTCGACTGTGCCAGCGTCCGCACGCTGATGGAGTTTGTCTCGGCGACAAGCGCCCCCGTGCTGCTGTTGTAGATCCGCACGCGGCAGATATACAGCGTGTCCGGTGTCAGACCAGTAATGACCCGGTGGGTCGTCGTCGTGCCCGCAGTCGAGTCCGTCACGGTCGCCATGACCTGTCCGGCCAGGATATATTCATATTTTCGCTTGTATGTCGTCGTGGACGACATGCCGGATACCGTCAGCGTGATACTTGTCGGCGTACCCGACGCGCCAGATAGCGTTGCCACTCAGACCACCTGCCTATCCGAACACCGGCGTAATGCCGCTTACGCCGCCGGAGGCGGTAAACCGGATGCTCCCGTCCGATTTTATCTGCATGCTGGCCGTCCCCGCCGCGTTCTGCAGATACACATCACCGCTCGTCGACCGCACGCGCACCGCCGGGCCGGACAGGTCGACCGCATAGGCCGCCGAGCTGGAGGACGTAAACTGCAGACTGCCCTCCGCGCCGCCGATCGTGCCGTTCGAGAAGTTTGTGCCCGCGATCTCAAGACCGTTGTTGATGATGTTGATCTCATCCATGATCTGCTTGAGCTTCGTCTGGATGCTCGTACCGTCGAGCTTCAGATCCGTTGCGTTGATCGTTCCGCCGATCTCCGCCCCCGTGCACGTCAGCTTGCCGTTCGCGTCGACCTTGAATTTGTCCTTGATGGAAAGCCCGCTCGTGCCGAAGTACATGCTCGCGCTGCCCCCAAATTCGTTGGCCGTGCGGAAAATGCTGCTTTCCGAGATCGTCC